AGTGGATTGTTTCAGAAGATGACAATAATGTTTTCGGATGCTCTGAATGTCATCACTTCATCTTTTTGGCTAAAGGATCTGCTAAACCGAATTTCTGCCCAAACTGCGGTGCTGACATGAGAGGTGGAACATGAGTATGAATTGCTGTGGGTGCGATTATGATTCTCGTACCAAAGAGGGGTATTCATTCTGCAAATACTACCAAAACACAAAACGCGAAATGGATAGTGGCAAAGATGTTAAATATACCGCATTTCGGCATGGACAATGTATGCATGATACAAGAGCAAATGTAGCACAGTATGGTCAAGGGGTTCAGAACCGAATCATTACCAATGCCGACCGCATCAGAGCAATGAGTGATGAGGAGTTGGCTGAGTTGCTTCATTCGCAATTTGTATTTAGCAATTCGTATCTGCCGATCAAATGGTGGGTCGACTGGCTTAAACAGGAGGTTGAAACATGAGCGCAAAAATCGATTGGTATGGAGAGAAAATTCCAAGTCCAACGGATTCTGTAGGTTATCCAATAGGGAAATGGTTGCGTGACAGACCACGGCAGAAACATGGGTATACTTTCATCTGCCCATTCTGCCGACAGAAAAGCTATTTCCTTGGCAAAGGAGAGAAAAAGATAGGGAGATTCTGCACTTGGTGCGGAAAAGAAGTGAAAGGGGAAACTGTAAGATGAACGGTTGCAATATCTGCGGAGAAGAAGTTGATGTCAATAACGGTGGCTGTGCAATCATGCTTGCCTTTTGCAGAAACCATTCAACTACGCTGACAAACGTATCGTTCTGCCATGAGTGTTACGATTTATTCATCAGCAATCCGTTAACCATGCTGAATGAAAATGCAGGACTTAAACTCGATTTTGGAAAGGAAGAAACAAATGATTAACGCAGTATCATTCACCGTTAAAGGTGATTACAACCAGCTTCGTTTAGTGCGTGGAGAAGGGCAGAGTTATGTTGAAATGCAGTTGAGTTATTCCAACGGTTGCCAATACGCACGGTTCAAATTTGAGGACTTCCAGAAGGCTGTTGAGGTTCTTGCAATACAGGATAAGAACAATGCAGAAACTGCCTGAAAGCTATTGGAAATTGGCATCTGCTGAACTTGCCAAAAGCAAAGCAAATTGGGCGGAAGTACAGACAGGGGAACTTGGCAGAAAGAGGACAATTATTTCTGTAACCAATGACGAAGCTTTTGCAATCTACTTGGCACTCGATGAGTACATTAAGAAGCACAGGAAGGAGTACGGACTTGATTGATTACACTTTGCGAGAATGTCCGTTCTGTGGTAATCCAGCCGAGATAATTGATGCAGAACCATTTACATGGTTTCCAAAAGGGAAAGTTAAAGCAATTCGATGCAGTAATGATTGGTGTAGGTGTCATACTATAGACATAAGATTTCATGCCGATTTGCAATCATCTGAACTAATGGCGAGAGATGATTGGAACAGACGAAAGAGGAAGAACAAATTGACATGGAAAAATGCTCCGACAGTAATCGAAGCAGAGGAGGCAGATGCATGATTCCGTGGATTTTCGCAGACATCGATGTGATTATCGACAGCTATTCAGACCCGGCAGATAAGGAGGAAGAGAAGTGCGAATCTTAACTAAAAAGCAACAAGAGGAACTGCTCCTGCGCATTACGGCAAATGAAATTATTGCGGTCACTTCCATTGACGAAGGAGAAGAACTGAAACAGCACATTGAGAATGCCTTCACGATGGCAGACATTATCGGTGGCATAGAAGGCGCAAGGAAAGTGCAGCGGAGCATCGAAAAGTACATGGTGAGGGATTAGTGGTGAGCGCAACTAATAAATTTATTTATATCAATCGATATGCACTCCTTAATGCCTTAGACGATGCAATAGCACATAACGCATTGTCTTATGAGGGGTGTGTGAATGATATCATGACGTTCATAGCAAAAATACCAGCTGCCAACGTACAGCCTGTTGTGTTGTGTCGGGATTGCGAAATGGCAAACCCATGTTCAGACGATAGAGAGATGTACTGCACATTGAATCACTGCTATAAGAAAAACGATTATTTCTGTGCAGACGGAAGGAGAAAAATGGTAAAAGCTGTTGAACTAATAACAGATGCTCCGACAATCATCGAAGCGGAGGACGGAACATGACAATCACAATTCATATTCCATCAATAGTCGTTGGATTTTTGATTGGTTACATGTTCCTTGCTGTGGTATTTGCGGTTTCCTTTTTCAAAAGTGGGGGTGCTTGGGATATAGGATTTTCGCAAGGGTGGAAAGCTGGAAGAAAATTTGCGGAAGATAAACGCAAGGAGGAAACAGAATGAGCTTCATGAACATTGACTATAAAAAGCACATGACAAACGCAGATGTGATTCGGAAAATGTCGGATGAGGAATTGGCAAAATACATAGCAAACGAACAGATAAATGCTATTGTTATGTTTTTGAAGGGATTTGATGATGAACTCCTTAATGATTTTACCGAAGTTTCATCTATAAAAATCGGAGAAGTTGTAGACGAAAAGTTGAAATGGCTGAAAAAGGAGGCTGACAAATGAACGCATATCTCACAATAATGGTGACGATCCTTGTTGCTTCTCAGGTAATCCGCATAATCCAAAACAGCATTCAGCTTAACAGGCAAAGAAAAGAGATAGACAAAGCTGTTGGATGGATAAAAGACAATGACGTTTCAGAACATGATTTTGAAATTCAAAGGAAAGTGTTTTATATGCTTTATGAAAAACTGAAAAACGGAAAAGAGAACGAGGCTGGAACATGAGGAAGATACACAACATAAAGCTAAACTATGAGTTCCAGAAGCCGATCCTTGATGGAGAAAAGACCTTTGAAGTCAGGTGCAATGACCGAGGATATCAGAAGGGTGATCTTATTAAATTCCGTGTGTATGAGGGTAGAAGAAATATAATTGAGCCGCTGGACGATATGGTGTTTGAAATAACTTACGTTCTGAGCGGATGGCACATTGATGCCGGTTATGTTGTATTTGCCTTTAAGCCGTATAAGGAGGAAGCATGACAGAAGAAAGTAAGCAAATATTAGAAGATGCTTTGTCATCATATGAGTATTTCATTCAGCATTCACCAACAGATTGTAAAGTAGAAAGAGATTACATGATGAGTAATTTTTGGAAAATGATGGATGAACTTGTTACATTGCTTGGAATTAATTTGAATGTAGGGATTTAGACGGAGAAGTAAGTATGATAACGAAGTATTGCACCAAGTGCGGCTCAAAATGGCTTGTCAGCAACCCCAATGCCAGCGAATGCCCAAAGTGCGATGGTGCGTTAAGAGGGGAAACAAACGGAGATAAGATCAGGTCTATGACAGATGAAGAACTTGCGAAGTGGTTATGCAACAATATGGATTGCCCGATCTGCCCCGGAGATTCGTTTTGCGAGGTTTGCGGGGGATTGTCGAATGGATTAGTGAAATGGCTGAAACAGGAGGCAACATGAACGAAGAACTTCTTGAGTTCGCCCATTGGGTAGCAAAGGAAGTAATAAATGATGATAACTGGATGATGAACTATTGGGGATTCCAAGAAATCGCCTGTCGGAAACTTGTAAAGCTTGGAATTATGGAGATTGAGGGCGATGAGTATGTGTATGAGTATGAGGATGATGAAGAGGATATATTCCCATGACTCAATATTGCCGATACTGTGCATTCTGCATTGATGGCAATGCTCTGTACTGTACCAACTTTGACAAGGTGCTATCTGATGCAGAAATCCGCAGAGTAAACTACTGCAAAGATTTTGAATTATCGGAATTAGGTGATGTAATTACCGGTAGGCAATATCAACCGAGAGTTGGTAAACCGTTGACAGCTTATGACGGTTGTGCTGAATTAGAGCAAACAACTTTATTCTGAAAGGAGACATATGATCAAAGGATGGGAAGAAGGATGAAAGAAATAAAATCTCTTCCAGAAGACTTCGGAACGCTTGCGATTTGTGCGCTGCGGTACTGCATGGGCAGAGAAACCTATATGCCTGGTCTTGTAAGAGACATTATCAGACCGCACCTGTCAGAACTGAAAGATAAAACTATCACGGTTATGCTCATGGACTGCGAATGGCAAGCAAAAAGCAACTGCTACGGTCACGAACGCATTGACAAACCAGGTTGGCTGACTTGGCGCATAGAACTAGAAAACGAAAAGAATAGAAGGGGGTTGTAATGGGAAAAGCAGTAGTTTACACAGCAAGCCGTAACTTGTATCCGCACATGGTTTATTCCTTGCGTAGTCTTCTTGAGAACGGGAACGTGGATAAGATCTACTTCATTATCGAAGATGACCATCTTCCATTTGATGTTCCTAATTCGGAGATCATCAACGTAGGTGACAGCTATCGGAACATATTCCCTGACGGATCTCCGAACGGGAACTTCATGTTCCACAGAATGTGCCTTATGAGAGTATTAACAGCACGGCTGTTGCCAAAAGATCTTGAAAAGGTTCTCCAGTTGGATGCGGATACGATCATCTGTGACGATCTTTCTCCGTTGTGGGATATAGATCTTACAGGAAAGTATTTCTCTGCTACACAGGAATTTAAAGGTTGTCACAGACCGTATGGAGAGAAGTATTACAACGTAGGCGTGTGTATGTACAATCTGAAGTATATCAGAGAAACAAGCTTTGATTATAAAGTGCTGAATGCTCTAAATACAGAAAAGTTCCTATACGGTGAGCAATGTGCCTATAACAAGTATGCGTTGCCGAACAACAAGATTGCCGATATGCCTGTCAGATTCAATGAGACTCAGTTCACGGGATTTACAGATCATCCTGCCATTGTCCATTTCGCCGGAACAAAGAATTGGTACGAAAGCCCGTCATTTATGATAAGGCGTGAGTACCTTGAGATGTACAAAAATGAAGGAGATGTGCTGTGATGCCGGAAGACCTTACTCCATTTGCAAGAGAACTGATTCAGAGATGCCCAAACCTTATTAACAGATTTGCCGACAGAATTAACAGCATGATCTACAACTGGGATGACAAGGAGGCATTGGATCCGGTTACCATTAAACGTCCTTCTCCGTATACAGGCGATATTCAAGATCTGTTGTCTCATGTTGGATATGATGCTGCACAGTGTGGATATGATAAGTGAAAATCGGTTTGATCGATGTAGATGGTCATCACTTCCCTAATCTTGCACTAATGAGGATATCTGCCTATCACAAAGCACAAGGCGATGAGGTTGAGTGGTGGTGGAGTGATTTCATCCATTACGATATCGTGTACATGAGCAAGATCTTCTCTGATGCTTACAGTCCTGATGTGCCGGAGCCGATGAATGCAGACAAAGTGATTAAGGGTGGAACAGGGTATTGCATTAGCCTTGGAGAGGACGGCAAAGAACATTTCGATCAGAGCAAGAATGTTTCTCTGCCCCCCCCTATAGAAAAAATGTTTCCTGACTACTCAATCTATCCACAGTTTGATTTTGCTGTCTCCATGACCTCTAGAGGATGTCCGAGGCAATGCCTGTTCTGTCATGTTTCTAAAAAAGAGGGCTGCATATCCTATAAAACCGGAGATGTCAAAGATTTTTGGAATGGTCAAAAAGAAATAAAAGTTTTGGATCCAAATATCACAGCTTGCAAAGAAAAAAGAGATCTCATGCGACAGTATAAAGAAACTGGTGCAATTCTTGATTTTACTCAAGGTTTAGATATCCGGCTACTAAACGATGCTGACATAGCAGATATTAATGAAATGCGATTAAGAACAATACACTTCGCATGGGATAATCCAAAGGATGATCTGGAAGGTAAGTTCAGGAATTTTGCTCAAGGATTCAGAAGGAAATCAAACATCGGAATGGTGTACTGTCTAACTAACTTTAACAGCACGATGGAAGAGAATCTATATCGAATCTACACATTGCGTGATCTTGGCTATGATCCTTATGTGATGGTGTATGACAAGCCTCATGCTCCGAAAGAAATAAGAAACCTACAGAGATGGTGTAACAATAAGTTTATTTTTAAGAAGTGTAAACGATTTGAAGACTATAGCAGAAAGATAGGGTGATTATGCACTACTCATATCACGGAAGAAATAAACAGCGCATCCGTAACGGTGAACTGATCGACTTCTACTACACCTACAATTATCCACGCATGGATGGTGAAGTTATGGTGCTGGTGTTCAACACGGAGCCGTTCAAAAGACCAATCAGACCGCACAAATATTGTGAGTATTTCAAGCTTATTAATGAATATTTTAGCAAAGACAAAATTGAAAGAAAGGATTAAGAAAACGTGGGAGGAAAAATTAACCTAGACTCTACAGATCTAATGACTAATGCAATCGACAGTTGGTTTGGTCATCCGATTAATGACTTCATGGTGAAAAGTGACTCATCATTCACTATACAGGCCGTTGTTGATATGCCGAAACCGATAAAGATTATCCGCTCTGGGATAGCAACAATTGTCTTCTGGGCTGACGGTACAAAAACTATTGTGAAGCGTTCTGCCGATACTCAGGATGATCCATATGCAGCGTTCTGCATTGCTCTTGCCAAGAAGGTATATAAGAGTAACAGTGCCGTAAAGAGGATTATCGATCGGAATACAGTGGTGCAGAAATGAAATCTGTTTATTGTGAAAACTGCCTACATTACAAGGCTTGCATGGATAAGAGGAAAGCAGCTGGAATTTCTGATTTTGTGGAAGGGATGGTGAACTGTGACAGATACGAAGAGCGAAACCGTAAATAACGCATTCTGCCCATATTGCGGTGCATACATCCCAACAGAATCAGATGTCTGCCTATCATGCGGAAAACCAAGACGGCTGAATACGGAACCAGAAGGTGACTATCTGTTCTTCCAAGGCGAAAAGATACCGATTTACGTTGCTCATATTGAAGCAGTTCCTCTTGCATTCCAGTTCACCGGCAGATGCGAAGACGGCGAAATGCGCCGAGATGAAATCAAGTACTACAGAAAGTTTGAGATTATTGAATCAAAACCAAGTGGGAAATTATTTTAAAGGAGGTATAGAACTTGGGCGAAAGTATTTTAGTCTATGGCAAGAGTGGGAGCGGAAAATCTCGTTCTCTGCTCAACTTCAAGGAGGATGAGATCTTCCTTGTAAATGTAATAGGGAAGCGGATGCCTTTTCCTAAGAAGTTCAAGTATGAACTGCGCACTGATAATGTGCAGACTATTAAGGAAAAGTTGAAAGCAATGCCTTGCAAGATTGCTGTCATCGATGACTTCGGCTATATCCTTACCAACACGTTTATGCGTGGGCATGGTAAGGGTGATCAGTTCCAGCTTTACAATCAGATCGGTGATTCTGTGTGGGCGTTGATGCGTTTCATCAAAATGGAACTGCCTGACGATGTTCTTGTCTACTGCTTGATGCACGAAGACTCTGATGATTTCGGAAACACTAAGTTGCGGACAATTGGCAAACTTCTTGACCAGAAGGTGTGCCTTGAGGGCATGGTAACTATCTGCCTCCACTGCATCACTAAAGGCAAGGAACATCTGTTCGTCACGAACAGCAATGGCCTTGGCGTGGAAAAATCACCGGAAGGGATGTTCGACTATGAGATCCCTAATGATCTCAAGTTCGTAGATGATAAGATCCGCAGCTTTTGGAGCATGACAGCGGAACCGCAGAAGGGGGAAAAGGTATGAACACTGTTTCACCTATTCCGTTTGATTCACCTGATAAGACTCGTTATAACGTCACAATCAATGCCGGTTTCAGTGGCAAGCTGACATTGGAAGACCTCGATGCTTGCGATATTCTGAACTTCTTGAAGTTCTTTAACCGGATGCACTTCTACGATTACTACAATAACGAAAGCAAGGTAGCCATACTTGTGGAGGCAGCAAATGGCAAAAGCTGAAGGATCCTGCACCTCTTACGAAGAGAGATGGGTCAACATCTTTTTCACTGATGGGGAGATCTGCTGCAAGTACTGTCCATTATTGGAGACTTATAGCAGACCTTCTTGTCGAAAAACTGGCGAATATATCGTCAACACAAATGTCCCTGGCTACTGGTGTCCTCTGCTTAAAGCTGAGAACGGCAGCATTACAAATCCTGAAACTGGTGAAATAATTAAAATTTAAGGAGATATAAAATGATTTCTAAACCGAATAACTGGGCAGAACTTAAAGAAGCTGGTGGGGATTTCCCCAAACTCGTCCCTGGTGGGTACGTTATTGTTATCAAAAAGGTAACTGACTTCCCTGAAGATAACAATCAGTTTATCGAGATCGAATACGATGTTGCAGAAGGTGAACTGAAGCACATTGCTCTGGACTCCTATGAACGCTTCGGATCGTGGAACTTTAAGTTCCGTGTGTACTACAGGCAGAAGAGCCTTGGCTTCTTTAAGCACTTCATTTCTTCCGTTGAGAAGACAAACAACGGATTTACTTTTGACTTCAGCAACGTGAACTGCCTCGTCAATAAGGGGCTTGGTATTGTGGTCGGCGTTCGCCAGTACTACGGCAATGATGGTACGCTGAAGAATGCGCCAGATGTGCAGGACTACTGCACTGCTAACGAAGTGCGTGAAGACAAGCTTCCTTCTACTCCGAAGATCAGGGAGCCGAGGAATGTTCCTCCGGCTGTTACTGTTGAAACACCGAATGATTTCGGATCAGAAGATGAACTTCCGTTCTAAACTATGATCATTATTGAAGACTCACGCCAGAAGGTTGGTCATCACGATAATGTAAAAGAATACTGCGAAAGAAACAACATTACTTTGATCAGGAAAAAGCTAGATGTTGGTGATTATATGGGGGATAGACAATCTCCCCCATATGTTTCTATAGATACAAAGAAGGGTCTAGCGGAAGTATACAGTAATGTTGTACACGATCATGGTAGGTTCAAGAATGAATGTATCCGAGCGCAGGAAGCAAACATAAAGTTGATAATCCTTGTAGAGGAAAGAAGCATTCATGAACTATCAGAGGTTAAGTTCTGGATCAATCCGCAACAGAAACGCTGGGATAAGAACCACGCTTATCATGAATGGCTAAAGGCGCACGGGAAAGAGGTTGAAAAAGAGCCGAAACCTCCTGTTTCATCCGAGCGGTTGATGGGCATGATGGATGCCATGCAGCAAAAGTATGGTATCGAATGGTACTTCTGCCATCCTGACCGTGTAGGTGAGTTTGTCTATCGGATTTTGACCCTTAATGAATAATTATTCATTCTCCAAAAACAGGGAATGGAGGTGATTAAAACGGAATATGGATGAGCAAAACAACACTGATGGTATGCTTGCCATCCATGAAAGTATAAAGGATCTGTCATTGGCAGCAATGTCATCCTTGGCGAAGGATGCATACTATGGTGTATCGTCTGATGTTGAGAGAGAGCAAATAAAAGGTATATTCAGATCACGTGCTTTAGAAATAGGAAAGGAAGCTGTCCGAAGTATCAACTGTATATTTGCCTCTCTTGATAGAGAAAAGCGCACAGAAGAAACGCAATTGCAGAGATCACAAGCAATCCGAAATGCTGCTGATAAGCCGGTATGGCTAGATTTGGATAAAAATGGTGCGCCGATTGATTCTCTTAACAATTATCTAGCTGTCATGCGCTCTGATGAAGGGATGTATCCTAACATAAAATATAATCTGCTAAAGGCTGCTCCAGAGATTCATATAATAGATCATCTGCGCAATACCGTAACTATAAGGTCGTGGGAAGATGCAGACGAAGCAGAAAGCCAAAGGTTTATAGAGGAAAAATATCACATCTTTAGTGATATGAAACACAAAAAGGCATTGACACTTTTGTTCCATGAGAGGGAGTACAACCCTGTCCTTGACATTGTTGACCGACTCCCTCCGTGGGACGGAGTAGAGAGAATCGGAAACTTCCTCGTTAAGTATATGGGATGTGAAGACACTGCATATACTAGAGAAGTATCACGGTTGATATTCGCCGGAGGGATCAATCGTCTGTACAACCCAGGGTGCAAATTTGACGATGTTGTGGTTCTGGTCGGAACCAAACAGGGAGAAGGAAAATCATCAATTATCCGCTGGCTTGCTATCCATGATGACTATTACTCTGAAGTTACGCAGTTTGAAGGTAATCAGGCTGTTGAGCAACTTGAGGGTGCATGGATCTGCGAGATTTCCGAAATGCTTGCACTGACTAAGACAACAGAACAGGAAGCAGTAAAGGCATATATCACACGGCAAGTAGATAAGTACCGAAAGCCTTATGCTAGAAATCCTTCAAACCTTCCAAGACGGTGTACGTTCTTAGGCACAACTAATACGGAACGATTCCTAAAGGACAAAACCGGAAACCGAAGATGGTATCCTGTAAAAGTAAATATGTCCGGTTATGATCTTTATGGAATCGAAGCAGAATGCAGAGAATACATCCTTCTATGCTGGGCAGAAGCAAGGGACAAACTGAAACAAGGGAAGATGCCAAACTTTGCAAAACGTGAACTTATACAGGAATACAGAGCAGCACAAGCAAACAGCATGGAAGATGACTGGCGTGAAAGTGCCATCTCTGACTATCTGGCGAAATACTCTGTTGGTGATCGTGTGTGTATCCGGCAAGTTGCAAGAGAAGCACTTCCTATTGATGGTGATGCTCCCAAGGATCCTACAAGAAAAGAGGCACATGAGATCGGCCTGATCATTGACAAAATGTCAGATTGGAAACGCTTTGACGGATCGTCAAGGATTAACGATACATACGGAAAGCAAAGGGGCTGGATAAAGGTATCAAATGATACCGTCCCATCAAGCAGTGAAGATCCTGACTTTGAACTGCCATTCTGACAGAAGGGAAGTATAGATGCAGAAAGACAAAATAATAGAAATGGCTGCACGTGGGATTGTGCCGGAAGAGGAAATGACCTGCCCAGAACGTGCGCTGTTCTACACCATGAAGGACATCTACGAACAGTTCCGGCTTGGCAAACTGTCAAAGGAAACAGGGGAGTCTTTGAAAAACAAGACTCTCCGACAGTTTGAGATTGACAAGGGAGCTATTGAATCAGCAATGCGGATCCTCCGTGAAAATTCTGAGCTCTGGAAACGTGTAGAAATTGCAGCAAACAATTACCGGCTTGAGCGAACCCTTGAACACGCTGATGCATTTATCGAGGCAGTTTATAACGTGCGTATAAAGCCGAAGGAAGGGGAAGATCAACCAGATGGATAGTATTACTATAATCCTTCTCGCACTAATAATCTTTGTACTTGATGTCATCGCAATCATGGCAAGTGCAGAAGACAACAGATTTGATGAAATTGATACTTCCTGTGATATCGTTGATGTCAGTGAATGGGAAGATCTTGACGATGAAATAGAGAAAGCTAAGAAGAGAGGCGATAACTATTACTGAAATAACGAACCCTGTTAAAGCAATCCGTGCATTCTGCCTTGAATGCGTGGAAACCTACAACGATGTGAAAAACTGCACTGCAAGAGACTGCCCCTTGTACCCCTTCCGGCTGGGCAGAAACCCCTTCCGCACAAAGCGTGAGATGACAGAAGAACAGAGAACTGCTGCCGTTGAACGGCTGGCAAAAGCTAGAGAGAAGAAGGGCAGCATGAATGGCGATTAGTGAAACATTCAACTGTGATTGCATGGAGTACATGAAAACGATTCCTGATAAATTCTTCGACCTTGGTGTTGTTGACCCACCTTATGGAATTAATGCAGATAATTTTAATAATGGAACAGGGAAAAAGACAGGCGGTAAAGGAGATTCAACTGCCGTAAAATTAAAGAAGGGAAAACTAAATCAAGGTGCTGGAAAACTTAAAGATAGGTTGTTAAATAAATCTGATTGTGGATGGGATTTTTCACCACCATCAAAGGAATATTTTGACGAGTTATTTAGAGTTTGTGAAAATTGTATCATATGGGG